GTCCCGGTGGCCGGCATCGCCGCGGAGACGTTGCTGCAGGCGGTGCAGGAACTGGCCGACATGTCCAACGACTGGTATGGCCTCATGGTGGCCGCGACCGGCGTTACCGACGATACCCACCTTGAGATCGCCGCCTTCATCGAGGCGGCCAGCCCGTCGCGCATCTACGGCGTGACCACGCAGGCCACGGCCGCGTTGGACGGCACCATCACGACCGACATTGCCAGCCGGGTGAAGGCGGCGCTCTACAAGCGCACCTTCGTGCAGTATTCGTCATCCAGCCCGTACGCCGCCGCCTCGATCTTCGGACGAGCCTTCACGGTCAATTTCCAGGGCAACAACACCACCATCACGCTGAAGTTCAAGCAGGAGCCGGGCGTGACGGCGGAGACCCTCACGACCACCCAGGCGGCAGCCCTGACGGCGAAGAACTGCAACGTGTTCGTGAACTATGACAACGACACGGCCATCATCCAGCAGGGCGTGATGGGCAACGGCTTCTTCTTCGACGAGGTCCACGGCACCGACTGGCTGCAGAACGACGTCCAGACCGCGGTCTACAACCTCCTGTTCACCAGCACGACGAAGATTCCCCAGACGGATGCGGGCGTCAACCAGATCGTCACCACGATCGCAAGCCGGCTGGAACAGGCGGCCGCGAATGGCTTGGTCGCGCCCGGTGTGTGGAATGCCGATGGCTTCGGCAACCTGAAGCGCGGCGACACGTTGAGCAGCGGGTACTACATCTACGCCCCGCCGGTGGCCACGCAGTCGCAGGCGGACCGCGAGGCCCGCCGGTCGCCCGTGATCCAGTGCGCGATCAAACTCGCCGGCGCCATCCATAGCGTCGACGTCATCATCAACGTCAACCGGTAATCGGAGCACGCCAACATGGCTACCTATTCGTTTCTGGACGTACAGGCCACGCTGGTCGGCCCCACCGGTGTGGTGGAAATGGGCTACGGCGCGGCAACCGCCGAGGAAGGCATCACCATCGCGCCGGCGGCCGACAAGAACACCATGACTGTCGGATCCGATGGCGAGTTCATGCACAGCCTGCATGCGGACAAGTCAGGCCAGATCACGGTTCGACTGCTGAAGACCAGCCCGGTCAACCAGGCGCTGATGATCCAGTACGACGCGCAGACGCTCTCCAGCGCCTTGCACGGCAAGAACGTGATCACCGTGCGCAATTCGGTCTCCGGCGACATCGCCGTGGCGCGCGGCGTCGCATTCAAGCGCGCGCCGGACCTGACCTATGCCAAGGAGGGCGGCATCGTGGAGTGGACCTTCGACGCCGGCAAGATCGACCGTAACCTGGGGACCTACAACTGATGGAAACGACGATCAACGGCAAGCAATACCGTATCGGCAAGCTGAACGCGATGCAGCAGTTCCACGTCGCGCGGCGGGCCGCCCCGGCCCTCACGGGCTTGGTGTCGGCGTTCGGCGGCGCCTCGGCAGGCCAGGCGGACTTCGCGAAGGCGCTGGGGCCGCTGGCAGAAGCTGTGGCCATGATGCCCGACGCAGATGCGGAATACGTTTTGGGCACCTGCCTGGCCGTCGTATCCCGACAGACCGACCCCACGACCTGGGCGCCAGTGTGGCGCGAAGGGCATCTGGTCTTCGATGACATCGATCTGAAGGCCATGGTGCAGCTGGCCGCCAAGGTGATCCAGGGCAACCTGGGAAATATTTTCGGCGCACTCCCCGCGAGCCTTCCCGCGAAGTAGGGAATTCGGGAGTGCGCTGGGCGTCACTGCCTGGCGGCGAGGACTGGCTGTTGCGGCCGGTCATCCGCGGCCTGTGCCAGTACGAAAGCCTGAAGAATGGCGCGATCGACCTGGCCGACGTGGCGCTGATGAACGACGCCTTGGACGTGATGGAAGAAAACCAGGCGCTCGCGCGGCGCATGAACGAGACCTGATATGGCAGCCAACGCGGATGTGATCAAAGAGTTCCTGGTCGGGCTCGGTTTCAAAATCGACGAGAAAGGCCAGAAGCGCTTTGTAGACACCGTCGCCAGCGCTACGGTAACCGTCACCGCGCTGGGAGTAGCGACTGCTGCGGCGGCCACGACGGTGGTAGCGGGTGTAGCTAAGATCGCTGACAGTCTGGAGCAGCTGTATTTCGCCTCCCAGCGCAACAAGGCGTCTGTGGAGACGATCCAGGCCCTGGACTTTGCCGCACGCCAGTTCGGCGCCGGCGCTCGGGAAGCCGTCGAGTCCCTGGGGCGCTTCGTGCGATCTTCGCCTGGCGCGGAGTCGTTCCTGCGCGGATTGGGCGTCCAGACCCGCACCGCCAACGGCCAGCTGCGCGACACCGGCGATATCCTCACCGGCTTGGGCGAACGGCTGCGGGAGATGCCGTATTACCGCGCCAAGTCATACGCGGACTTCCTAGGGATCGACGAACGGACGCTGCAGGCGCTTCAGCAGGGGCTGGGCCAGTTCAGCAACGAATACCGGGACATGCTGCGCGCCGCGCGGCTGGATTCCGACCAGGCGGCCAAGGCCAGCCATGGCTTCATGGTGGAGCTGCGCACTCTGGGCGCGGCCTTCGACATTCTGGCCAAGAAGACGGGCTCCGAGTTGGCTGGCGGTCTGGGCGACGACATCCGCAGGTTCCGCCAGTGGATCGTATCCAACTTCGACCTGATCAGCGACGCCATCGTCAAGGTCGTGACATTCCTGATCAGGATCGGCGACATAGTCGTCACAATCGCACAGCGCGTAGGACAAGGGATCCGGGCGGTCATCGATTGGTTCCATGGGCTGAACGACGAGACGCAGGAACTGCTGAAGACGATCGGATTGATCGCGGTCGCGTGGAAGGCCCTGAACCTCACGATCTCCATGTCGCCCCTGGGCCGCGTTCTCGCCTTGGCGTCCGCCATCGCGCTGCTGGTCGACGACTACATGGTCTGGAAGGACGGTGGCAAGTCGCTGATCGACTGGGGCAAGTGGTCCGGCGAGATCGACAAGGCCATCGACGGGATTGATCGGCTGGCCAAGGCGGTGGAAGAACTGTGGGGCCGGATAAAGCCGGTCTGGGACCGCATCAGCCCACTTCTGGACAAGTTGGGCGGCGATGCAGCTTCCAACCAGGTGGCCGAAGGCAACATCATCTCGGATTTCCTGCTTGGCAACTGGTCCAAGAAGGTCGATCCGTCGAAGACGTTCAAAGGCGGTGGCGCGTATGAGGGCGCCGCAGGCCTGGAGTCGATGACGAACCGGCAGGCCACGCGCGGCATCCGCAACAACAACCCTGGCAACCTGAACTATGTGGGCCAAGCCGGGGCGACGCGCGAGGAAGGGCCGAACGGGCGTTTCGCGGTATTCAAGACCGCCAAGGACGGCCTGGAGGCGCTTGCCAACCAATTGCGCCTGTACGGGGATCGTGGGCTGGACACCGTCCGAGAGGTGGTCACGACCTATGCGCCTTCGTCGGAGAACGACACCAAGGCCTACATCGATCAGCTGGCCCAGTTCATGGGCATCGACCCGGACGAGAAGTTCGACGTCCGGGCCGATCCGGCCGCGCTGGCCATGCTCATGAAAGGCATCATCAAGCACGAGAACGGCTACAACCCATACGGCAGCGAGCAGATCAACGCCGCCGCGGGCATGCAGCCGATTGCGGCCGCGGCGCCGCAGATCAGCCAGAAGACGGACATTCACATCCACGGCGTGACCGACCCGCAACAGGCTGGCCAAGCCGTTGCGCGTGAGCAGGGGTCGGTAAACCAGCAACTGGTCCGGAATCTTCGTGGGGCGGTTCAATGATTGGTGACCTGACTTCCATATTCCTGCGAACGCCGAGGGCCCTGGGACAGGTGATTCCCCAGGTGGCGATCGAGGAGGTGCATCGCGACGAGGTGGCCATCACCGACCATCCTGTCGAGCAGGGGGCAGCCATCTCGGACCATGCGTTCAAGATGCCCGCCGAGCTGGTAATCCGCTATGGATGGTCCGAATCACGGGACATCTTGGACAGCATCCTGGATGGCGGCCTCATCAGCGTCGACGAGGTCTACCGCCGACTTCTGGAAATGCAGGAGCAGCGACAGCCCTTCGACGTGATTACCAAGCGGCGCGCGTACAGGAACATGCTGATCCGCTCATTGCAGGTAACGACGGACCAGCAGTCCAACAACATCCTGATGGTCCAGGCGGCGCTGCGCCAGGTGATCATCGTGCAGGTCACGACGGTTCAGGTTCCCCCCAAAACGGCGCAGGGCTATCCGGTGGACACCGCCCCGCCGGTGGATGCTGGCGTGAAGCAAGCGAAGCCGGTGAACGAGAGCATTCTGTACAAGGCCGGGTCGATCAGTGGAGCAATCGGGCAATGACGACGGCGTATGAAATCCCGCTCACGTCGGATTCCCAGCGGTTCACCATCACGCTGGCGGATGTCGTCTACAGCCTCGCGCTTACCTGGCGCACCGGTACCGGATGGGTGCTGGATATCGCGGATGCCAACAATGTGCCGCTGGTCTCCGGAATTCCGCTCGTCACCGGCGTGGATTTGCTGGGGCAGTTCGGATACCTGGGGATTGGCGGCGAGCTGATCGTTCTGGTAGACGGCGACATCGCCACGGTGCCCACCTACGACAACCTGGGCACCGAAGGAAAGCTGTACTTCGTCACGCAGTAGGGAGAGGTCCATGACAGACCAATGGCTTCGCCAGGCGTCGCTGATCGTCGCCGACGACGCCGGTAACGGCCTGGACATATCCGAGCTACGCCTTCGATTCGTTGTCTCGCGCGGTGACGTTCGGACGCCGCACCGGGCCACCATTCGGGTCAACAATCTGTCCTCGACCACGGCGCAGCGGATCCGGGACGAGTTCTCGCGCGTGCAGCTGCAGGCAGGCTACCCCGGCACGATGAGCCCGATCTTTCAGGGGGACATCGTCCAGAAGCGCCTGGGGCGCGAGAGTGCGCTGGATACATACCTGGACCTGACCGCAGTGGACGGCGACAAGGCCTATAACTTCGGCGTGGTGAACACAACCTTGGCCGCCGGTTGGACCTTCCAGGACATGTACGAGGCCATCCTCAAGGTGCTGCGGCCCTACGGCATTGTTGCCGGCTATGCGCCACCGTTCCCCGGGATCAAGAATCCGCGTGGCAAGCCCATGTTCGGCATGGTGCGCGACCAGTTGCAGGCGCTGGCGCAGGCCCTGAACAGCAGCTGGTACGTGCAGGACGGAAAGCTCAACATCGTGCCGCTCTTCGGCTACATCGAGGGCGAGGCGATCGTGCTGACTGCAAAGACCGGCATGGTAGGCATGCCGCAAAAGAACCTGAATGGCGGCATTACCGTCAGGTGCCTGCTGAATCCTGGCATCACGCCTGGCCGCCTGATTCAACTGGACAACGCGTCCATCCAGGATGCCACGATCTCGGTCGACTACACCGCGGTGAACTTTGTGCCGCAGACCGACGCCGACGGCTTCTACCGCGTCCTGGCGGTCAACCACATCGGCGACACCAGGGGCCAGGAATGGTACTCGGAGATCGTCTGCCTGGCTCGGGACGATCCCGGGCCGCCCAACGCATCGCTTCTGGGATTCGTGAATGGATAGTCGAGAACGGTACGGAGACCCGGAGGAAGCGCTTCGTGCGGCCTTCCGCGGGCAGCGGGCCGGCATCTGGACCGCCATTCCGGGCATCGTGCAAGGGTTCGATGCGGCGGCCGGTACCGTCACCGTGCAGCCTGCGGTGCAGGGTGTCCAGCAGGCGCCGGACGGCAGCGTCGCGGCAGTGGAATACCCGCTCCTGGTCGACGTGCCGGTGTACTTCCCGCGCGGGGGCGGCTGCACGCTGACCTTTCCGATTGCGGCCGGCGACGAATGCGTGGTGGTCTTCTCG